TGCCCGCCCGGGAGATGGCGGTGGGCGGACGTGAAGCTGAGCGGCTACGGTCGCAAGACGGAAGGGGAACTGGCCGCCGACCAGGCCCGTGCCCGCGTGCTGGCCCTGGATCTCCGCCGGGAGCTGGCCGTGATCGAGGGCTACCTGGGAACGCAATGATCCGGTTCTTTGTCAGCGTGACGCTGCCGTCGCTGCTGGTCGCGACCGTGTGGATGGGGGCCCTCGGCTTCTGGGCGACCCGGAAGATCCGCGGCTACCAGCGGGAACGGTGCGCCGTCCATGCGCAGCGCCGTTCCCTGAAGCTGGCGCAGGACGCGCTCGCCACGGCAATCAGTGACTCCCTGGCATCAGGAAGCACCAGGGAGCTGGCCCTGCCCGCGTATGAGGCGCTCGGCAGGCTACTGCAAGAAAGGGAAATCAGTTGAGGATCAGCAGGAGGCTTGCCGGGACGATCCTGGTGAGCGCAACGGCCGTAGCGGCCGGCCTGGCGGCGCTGGCATCGTGCACGCACGCCCAGCCCGCCATCTCCCAGTGCGCGATCGTCACCGGTCACGGCTACGCCAGCGGGACGCAGAACGTGGTGGCCATCGCGCACCCGGGGCAGTACGTGAATATCGGCAACGACAACACGGCCTGGTACTACCCGTGCGACGCCCGGAACTACCGGACCTCACCGTCCGGCGGCGACCGTAACAACCCGATGTCGGTACGGACAGGCGCCGGAAAGGACGGCACTCCTGGCATGCCCGTGCACGTCTGGACCTCGGTGTACTTTACGCCTACCCAGGTAGACAAGGTGATGCCGGCCTTCCTCGCGTTCTGCCTCAAGTACGGCTGCGCGGAGAGCTCGGACCAGACGGACGCCAGCGTGGCGCTGAACCCGCACTCCTCCACTCCCGGCTGGAACGCCATGCTGGCCGAGAACATGGGGCCGGCCGTTGACCGGGCCACCAATGACGTCATCGGCCAGTTCGGGCCGTCACTGTGGACCGACCCGGTTTCCTGGCCGGCACTGGGCGCGAAGATCGCGCAAGACCTGAATGCTGAGCTAGACGTGGCAGCAGGGACAAAGGCTCCCTACTTCTGCGGCGATGCCAGCACGGTGACGAACTGCGTCCCGATGCTAGTGACCGTCGACAACGTGACGCCGACCGACCCGGCCGTCCAGCAGCTGTACAACCAGCAGATCGCGGCGGAGCAGGCGCTGAGCGTCAACGCCGCCCGGCTGGCCGCAGCCCAGAAGCTGTACGGGCCGTACGCGCAGTACTTCCTGGGCCTGCAAGACCTGGCGGACCAGTGCAAGACGTGCACGATCTACGTTGGCGCGCCGAACACGATCCCGGCGGGCAAGTGATGACTGGCCAGCAGGACGCCCGGATCGAGAGCGTCACTATCACCACGGGAGGAGACGCCAGGGTTTTCACGGTCGGCCCGGAAGCGGAAGTCCCGCAGTCGGTCACGGTCACCATGGCCGGCGGCAAGAAAATTACCGTGAACGCGGGCGGCGCGCACCTGGGCAGTGATCAAACGATCACTGTCAGCGCGGACGGGGCCATCTCCGTTACGAGGTGCGCTAAGGCGCCGGAGGCGGACGCCGGTACCGGGGCGCGCGGTGTCCAGTTCGGCAACGGCAACACTCAGGTTAATTCATGGTGAGCCCCGTGAGCCAGCCGGTAACGACGTACGTTACGCAGGACGGCAAGGCGTGGCTGAACGTCCAGCACCCTGACGGGCTTGTCCCGCCGCCGACGATCGAGCTGCACCGGCCGCTCAGCGGTCCCGTGACGTTCTACTTCGCCAGTTGCTACAGCCTGGCGATCCCGCCGGAAGCGCAGGAAGCGGCGGGCAAGGCAGCCTCCTGAGGAAAGGAAAGTAAAAAGGCCCCGCCTCTTCACGAGGCGGGGCCTTTTTTATTGTCCTTCGTCCGGTTCCTCTGGGTACAGGGCCTCAATCGCATGAATGTCCCGGATCTCCATGCCGCCGGCGATCGTCCAGCCCTCGGCGACCACCACGAAGGGCGTGCCCCGTGGCGGCGGGTCGCAGTGCCAGGACAGCGCTCGCCGGTAACCGCTTGCAGGCTGCTCTCTCATGCGGATTAGCGTATCACCCGGTCTTATCCCCATTCCAGGTTCCCCAGCGAGTCATCCTGCCTGCCCCCCGGGCCGTGCCGGGCGCGCATTTCCCCTCCTGGCCCGCGGAATGCCGCCAGCACCAGCCGCCCTACGGTAACCGTCCGGACGCGGCCGTACTTGCTCAGCCGCACGGTGCGGTATCCCGCGGAATTCAGCTGCGCCCTCAGCAAGCCACCGCGCGTGAAAGGCCGCGCCATCGCGTAGACGTTCCCCAGGTCGCTGACCTCGTACCAGCCCTGGTATCCCGGAACAGGGAGCCATCGCTCCTCATGCGACACTTACCAAACTAGCTGGTATACGCTGCTGCCAGCATAAAGCCGCGGCCATGCCCGGAGCCGGCTCCCCACACAGTTCGTGAGGAGTCAGCTACTGTGAGTCGTATCCATGGTCGCAACGGGATCGCCTACATCGGCGTGAACCCGGCCGACCTGGCCGCCCCGATGGCCTTCCTGTCGGACTGGTCGATCAACTTCGTCGTCAACAAGGTCGACGTCACCACCATGGGCGACCAGAACCTGATCTGGGTGGCTGGCCTGCCTGACGCCTCCGGCGACTTCAGCGGTTTCTATGACACGGCCACGGCGCAGACGTACGTTGCCGCCACGGACGGCCTGCCGCGCAACTTCTACCTGTACCCGAGCACGCTGGGCGTGCAGGGCGCGGCCCCTGGCCAGTATTTCTTCGGCCAGATCCTCCCGGACTACTCTCTCGCCGGCGGCGTGACCGCGGCCGTGTCGCTGAAGTCCACCTGGAATGCCGCGACCAGGATCTCCCGGTACCCGACCACGGGCATCGCCGGCACCTAATCCCCGGGCACGGGAAAGGCGCGCGTGCGAGGTCACCCTGCCGCACGCGCGCCTTCCGCCCAGGGTCACCACAACCCGGTCTTCAAGAGTATGCGCCCTTCTACCTGATACGGGACGGAACGAATGGCTACGGAAGACGAGGCAGTCCGGGAAATGCAGGACAACCTCACGGCACGCGACCAGGACGTCGCCCAGGACGGCACCCGCTCCGCCCGGCCCTCGAATGCCGAGGACCTGGACGAGACGCGCCGCCTGCTCTACATGACCCTGTTCACGCACCGGACCAAGCGCTACAACCTGGTCGGCACGATCGTGAACGCAATGCGCCACCACCAGGGCAACGACGCGCCGGACCTGGAGGACCGGGTCCTGGCGGCGACCGAGAACGAGACGCGTGACGGCGAGACCTGGGCCCGCGAGCAGATCGCCCGCCTGACCGCGCAGCTCGGGGAGGCGTGAGCGATGCCGGACGCAGAGGCTGACTACACGATCGACTGGGACGACGCCCCGGCTGCCCCCCTCCCGCCGCCGCGCGCCGCGGCCAGGGCCAGGGCGACCCGGGAGGTCATCCCCCGGTATGAGCCGGACGACCGTGACGAGGACGGCACCGGCCCGGACATCCCGGCGAAGACGGACCGCGACCTGGCCGTCATCCAGGGCACGGCGGCCCGGCAGGCGAACCGGGACGCCAGCCAGGACGAGGTCAAGGCCGGCGTCGTCGCCGACGCGGGTGACCAGGTCGAGCTGCTCGGCAAGTCGTTCCGGATCGCGGACCGGATCGGGCTCATGCCGCTGCTGAAGTTCTCCTCGGCCGCCGACGTGGACACCAGCGACCCGCGGGCAATGTCGGCCATGTACTCGCTGCTGCGGGACTGCATCTACGCGGGCGAGCCTGGCTGCGGGGAGTGCGCGGACTGCGAGGCCGGCAACGACCGGTCCTGCGCGTCCTACGTCCGCGGTGACTGGAACGCCTTCGAAGAGCACGCCATGATCACCAAGGCCGACGCGGAGGCCCTGCTCGACGTCGTGGCCAAGGTCCTGGAGCTGGTATCCGGCCGCCCTACGCCGCCGCCCGCTGGCTCCTCGCCTGGTCAGCGGCGAACGCGGCGCGCCTCGACGGGGAGCTCCTCAAGAACGGCACGGGGAAGGGGATCGAGGCGCTGACCCCGCGCCAGCTGCTCAACGTCGCCTTCGTCACTCTCGCGGCGGGGATGGACGCGGCGGCGCTGGAGAAGTTCGAGGAGGACATCGGCATGCGAGTCAGCCCGGAGGCTAGCGCGCTGGCCGCGCTGCGCGCCTGGCAGGAAGCCCAGGGCATGGCCTTCGATGATCCCGACGCCCCCGTTGCGGCCCCGCTGGGGAGCCGGGACGAGGAGATCCCGGGGGAGTGGATGAAGCAGTGAGCGACGTCCGTCTTGATGATGCCGCCATCCACGCGTACGTGAACGACGAAGACGGCCCGGTCGGCCTGTTCATCCAGGACCTGGCCGGCCAGGCCGCGATCGTCGCCCGCGCCGTCGTGCCCGTGCGCGCCACGCCGGCCTGGAGCTCGCGCAGCAACGCCCGCCCGCCCGGGTTCACCAAGGCGGCCATCCACACGGCCCGCGGGCACACGTCCGCCGGCTTCTTCTGGGCCAGCGCCAACGCCCCCGGCGACCCCGCCTTCTTCCTGGAGGACCCCCGGGTTGACCGGGTGAAGGAGCCTTTCCTGACCACCGGCCTGTGGTCGCTGGAGGGGACTTTCTGACATGGCCCGCCAGCTAGGGGATGCCTTCGTAACGGTGGGCCCCGATGCCACCGGCTTCCGCGTGAAGCTGGACGCTCAGATCAAGGCGGCGCTGGCCGGGATCAAGCCTGAGGTCAGCGTCAAGTTCACCGCGGACTCCGGCGGGCTGGCGGCCTCGGTCGCGAACATGAAAACCCGGATGGACGCGCTGTCCAGGCAGCTCGTCACGATCCCCATCGGGGCTGACGACAAGCAGGCCCAGGCCGTCATCAGCGGGTTGCAGGCCAGGCTGCTCGCCCTGGCCAAGACGGTCACCGGCCTCACGCTGAGCGCGGACACCACCAGGATTGACGCGCAGGTCGCCGCCCTCCGGGCGAAGCTGGCCGCCCTGGTGCAGAAGTCCTCGCACTTGCAGATCGACGCGGACACCAAGCAGGCCATCGCCCAGATCGCGGCCCTGGAGCTTCAGGCGAAGAACCTGGAGAAGACCCTGAATGGCTTCGACAAGATCATCAACCTCGGCGGCGTGATCGATGACGTGCAGCTGGCGGCCACGCTGACCAAGCTCGACGCCGTCGAGGCAAAGCTGCGGGTACTGAAGTCTCATCCGGTGACGGCCCGGGTCCTGGCGGACACCTCCGCCGTCACCGCGGCCATCACGCAGGTCAGGGCAGAGATCGATGCCCTGACCGCGCAGGCGCATGACATCCGGATGAACGTGGACGTGGCGGGCCTGGCCGCCGCAAACTCGGCGCTGCTCGGCCTGGAGGGCGCCTTCCAGAAGGCCGCGGCGGCGGCGGCCAGCGCAGCGGCGGCCACGACGCAGGTCACCGTGGCCCAGAACCTGCTCGGCATCGCCCTGGGCAAGGTGCCGCCGCTGATCGTCCAGGGAAACAACGGCATGCGGGCCTTCGGCGTCACCGGAGGCTGGCTCGGCGGCATCTTCGCCGTGCTGGGCGCGAAGGTCACCCTGTTCGGCGGCCTGCTCCAGGGAATCCTGCCCGCCTGGGCCACGCACGTCACCGTCATGCACCTGGCCGCCGACATCCTGGTCGAGCTGATCGCCGTCTGGGGCGGCGCTGCCATCGCAGCCACCGCGTTCGGCATCGCCGGCTCCGATGCGGCGAAGGAGATCTTCATCCGCATGCAGGCGCTGCACACCGCGGCAGACGCCACCAACCAGTCCATGTTCCCGCTGACCGGCACCATGGAGAAGCTGCACAACGCCGTCCGGCCCCAGGTGTACCAGATCTTCGGCGACGCCCTGACGGTCATGAGCAGCCGCACCAATGACTTCCAGAAGATCGTGGCGAAGACGGGGCCGGTCGTTGACTACCTGGCCGCCCGGATCACCGTGGCGCTGTCAAACGGCAAAGCCTTTGACGTCTTCACCAAGAACGCCTCCGACAGCCTGCTCGGCCTCGGCAACTCCTTCGGCAACGTGTTCGGCGCCATCGGCAACATCCTGAACGTGGTGCCGGACTACGCCCAGAAGCTGCTGGCCTTCGGCGTGGTCGTCACCCGGCTGCTGGAGAACTTCACCGCGATGATCGAGCCGGTGCTGCGCTGGGGCCTGGCCATCCACGGGGCGTTCATCTACATCGGCCTGGCGGTCACGCTGGGAACGGCCCTGTACGCCAGGGTCCTCGTCCCGCTGACCGGCGCCCTGGTCAACGCGGGGGCGCGGGCAGCCTTCGCGGCCGTGATGTTCCAGCGGATGGCCGCCGCCGAGGGAATTGCCGCGGCGGCCGGCGCCCTGCTGTCCCGGGTCTCGCCCGTGGCCTGGGTCGGGCTGGCGATAGCCGGGCTGACCGCCCTGGTCCTCTGGCTGAACCACAGCTCCAGCGCCACGAGGAACCTCGCCTCTGACATCGTCGCCCTGGCGGACGCCGCCCCCATCACCCAGTCCCTGGCGGCGAACGCCCGCGCGGCAGCCGCCGCAGCCGTGGACCTGTCCGCGGCCCAGAAGCAGCTCGCCATCGACCAGGCCGCCGTGAACAGCCAGACCACCCAGTACGTCGCCTCCGGGAAGAACTACGTCCCGACCGTGCTGGGCGCCCGGGACGCCATAGCCGAGCAGACGGCCAAGGTGAAGGACCTCCAGGCGGCGCTGACGACCCTCCAGGGCCAGCGCGATACCGAGCAGTCCCGGCTTCAGCCGCTGATCCGGGCCTACGGCAGCTCCGCCGCCGCCCTGGGCATCCTGAACGCCGCCGGCATCACCACCGCGCAGGTCACCAAGGACCAGGGCCAGGCGTGGGCCATCGACACCGCGGAGATCGACGGGACGATCAACGCGATCCGGGCCATGACGGGGGTCACCGGATCGCTGGAGAACAACCTGGAGGTCCTGGGCCGCACCGAGACCGACCAGTACCAGGCCACCCAGAAGCTGAACCAGGCATGGAACACCTTCATCGGCGACGTCACCAGCACCCAGGGGACGTTCGACACGGTGGCGCTGGGCATCGTCAACCTGAACGCGAATTTCGCCAAGGCCGGCGGCAGCGGCGAGACGCTGAAGAACAAGCTGGGCCAGCTGACGCTAACCGGCACGCTGACCGGCGCCTCGATGGACGGGCTGTCCCAGGCCAGCCTGGACCTCAACCAGGCGTTCACCCAGCAGGTCACCAACACCGACCGGATGCTCGGCTCCCTGCGCACCGCGATCGGCGGCACCGCCGCGTTCAGCCAGGCCGTCAAGGACGCCATCGCGCCGCTGCTGCGGTACGCCAGCGGGTCCACCGAGGCCACCGCCCAGCTGGTCGCGCTGGCGCAGGAAGCCAACTACACCGGCCCGGTCTCCCTCAAGGAGCTGACCAAGTGGCTGGGCGCAGCCGCTAACCAGAACGACGCGCTCACCGTGAGCGTCAAGAAGTCGATTACCCCGCTGCTCGCGCACGCCAAGGGCGACCAGGCCCTGCTGGACAAGCTGACCAAGATCGCCCGGACGGCCGGGTACACCGGCCCGGCGGCGTTCAAGGAACTGAACAAGTGGCTCCAGAACACCGGCTCGGCCACCAAGGACCTGAAGAAGATCACCGACGAGGCGACCACGCAGGAGGCGCTGCTGACCGGGGCGATGCAGTCCCAGGGCCAGTTCCTCGCCAACGAGCTGATCGGCGACATTAATAACGCGATCCTGGCCTATGACGGCGTGCAGAAGGCAGCCACCGATTACGGCACCGCCCTCGCCCAGTCCGGCGGCGACGCCGCCAAGGCCAAGCCGCAGCAGGACGCGCTGGTCCAGTCCATCATCAACGCCGGCCGCGCCGCCCACGACACGACCGGGGAAATCGCCGCGATGATTTCCAAGATCCTGCACATCCCGCTGAGCAAGGCGATCGACATCGTGCTCCAGATGCAGGGCAAGGGCAACATCACCATCAGCGGGACCGGCGTCGCCACCCGGACGCTGAACACCACGACCGGCCGGATCAGCGGCGCCTCGGGGCCTGGCGGCGGGCACGTGCTCACCCCGGCCAAGGGGCTGTTCATCAACCGGGGGTCAACGCCCACCGCGGATGACGTGGCGGCGTTCCTGAGCAAGGGCGAGCTCGTCGTGCCGGCGAACATGGTGAGCGCCGGCCTGGTCGACCACCTGCGCGGCCGTATCCCCGGGTTCACCGCCACGCCCACCCAGTCGCCGTGGCTCGGCGGCGTCACCGCGCGCAGGTACGCGGCCGGCGGCCTGGCCGGCTTCGTGGACACCCAGGTGACCAAGGGCATCACCGGGTTCAGCAACTCCGAGGCGCTGTTCGGCCAGAACTCGGCCGTGGCCTTCGCGAACGCGGCCATCAAGGCCACCCAGGCCGCAGCGGCAGCAGCGGCAGCGGCCGGCGGCGGGGTGTTCCTCGGGCCCGGCTCCGGCAACAACGCCGCCGACATCTCCGCCGTCCTGAGCTCGATGGGCCTGCCGCTGTCCCTGGTTTCCAACTGGCTTTCTCAGATTCAAACAGAATCTGGCGGAAATTTGAACGCCGTGAACCTCACGGACAGTAACGCTCAGGCGGGTCATCCGTCCGTTGGGCTCCTCCAACTCATACCTGGGACCTTCCATGCTTACGCAGGGCCCTATGTTAACACCCCGCCGCTGGTGAATTTTGGCGGAGGCACGGTATCAGAAAATCCGATGGCACAAATATACGCAGCTATCCACTACGCTTCCGCGCGCTACGGCGGGGCGGCGATGGCGGGCGTGATCGGGCACGGGCACGGCTACCGTTCCGGCGGCCTGGTCGGCTCAACCTATGACAAGGGCGGCATCCTGCCCCCGTGGGGCGTGGGCGTCAACACCTCGGGCAAGGCGGAGATGGTCAGCCCGGCGCAGGGCCCCGGCTCCCTGCACGAGACCAACATGCTGCTGCGGCAGATGATCCACGCGGTCCAGGAGAACACCCGGGTCACCGGGGCGCAGGGCCAGCAGTTCGCGCACGGGATCGGCGTGGCCGCAGCCCGCGGCGCCGGCAGGGGGTACTACGGTGGCTAGCGACTCGCTCATCATCGCGGACCTGATCGAGGTCCTCGGCGGGGCATCCGGCGTGCAGTCGGACATTCCCGCCCTGGTGAACGCGGCCGGCACCGGGGCCGTTTTCCGGCTGTTCGCCCCGTCGTCCCCGGGCTCCGCCGCGAGCCCGGGGATGACCTGGGACCTGGGCGCCCCGCAGCCGACCGTCAGCCAGGTGCAGACCCTGCTGCTGGACGGCGAGCGGCCGTTCGGCACCCGGGCGTCCAACCGCACGATCACGCTGCCGGTCAGGATCACCGCACCGGACCAGGCAACGCTGTCGGCTGCCAAGGAGTACCTGATCCAGGCGGTGGACCAGCCTTCCTGGACGCTGACCTGGACGCCCTCCTCCACGGGCCTGACCCAGGTCTTCGACTGCTTCCGCGCGCTGCCCACCGTGTTCTCCTACGGCTTCCTGCCGAACCAGCCGTTGCCGATGGCCGTCATCACGCTGACCTTCCAGGCGCTGCCCTACGGCCGCAGCGCACCGGACCAGCTGACGGACGTGGCCTTCTCCAGCCCGATCCTCAACGGCATCGCCGCGCCGCCGGCCCCGGTGACGCTGGACGCGTTCGGCACCGTGTCCGGCACCGGCTGGACGCAGACCACCCAGTTCGTGGTCGGCCCGCACTCCGCCCGGTACACCCCGCCGAACGCGAATTACGTCCCGGTGACCTACTCCAAGAGCGGCCTGTCCCTGAATATCACCGGCCTGCCGGTGCTGTCGGTATGGTTCGGCCAGGCATACTACGTCCCGCTGTTCGGCAAGCCCCACTCGGGATTCAAGTCCAACGTGACCTTCCGCTGGACGCTGACCGATAACGGCGGCCACAAGCTGACCTTCCACCGGACATTCAATGGCCTGCCGTACAACAGCAAGGCGCTCGTGCCGAAATGGACCCGCGTCACCGCGCCGGTCCCGCAAGGCAACGCCAGCTTCAACTACGCATCCGTCGCCTCGTACTCACTGACGCTGTCCAACTGGGCAGGCCAGGGCAAGACGGCCTTCGTCCGGATGAACGCCTGGCTTGACGACGTGGTCGCCAACCCGCCGTCCCTGGCCGCCCCCGCCTCCCAGCGCGGCGTCGTCTACAACGTGATGGGCGTGCCGGGCACCGCGCGGACCCCCGTCTCCTGCCAGTTCCAGCTTCCGCAGGCCGACCCGCTGTCCCTTGAGCTGTCCGGCTCCGGCGTGTGGTGGCCGCCGCCCGGCGTGACGTCCGTCAAGGCGGAGTGCATCGGCGCGGGCGGCGCGGGCGGGTCGCGCTCGACGTCCGGGCAGGGCGGCGGCGGCGGCGGCGGCGAGTACGCGGCCGAGCCGGCCCTGACGGTGACTGAGGGGACGCCCGTCCCGTACTCCTGCGGCACGGCAGGCACGACCGGCGCCAGCCAGCAGGTCCTCACCTTCACCTCCCCGGGGAGTGGCAGCTGGACGTGCCCCGCCAACGTCACCGCGATCCTGGCCGAGTGCTGGGCGGGCGGCGGCGCGGGCACGACCGGCGGCGGCGGGGCCGGCGGCGGCGAGTACGCGGCCGAGCCTGCGCTGGCCGTCACCCCGGGCAAGACCTACAGCTTCAAGGTCGGCCTCGGCGGGCAGGCAGGCGTGACGCCCGGCGCCGGCGGCACGTCCACCACCTTCCCCGGTGACTCCGTGACGGTGCTCGCGCACCCGGGCAAGCCCGCCAGCCCGGCCGGAACCTCCTCCGGCGGCGCGGGCGGCTCCGGCAGCGCGAACACCACGCACCACAACGGCGGCACGGGCGGCACGTCACCCTCGTACGGCGGCGGCGGCGGAGGCGGCGGCGGCGGCACGGCAGCGGCCGGCAACACGGGCAGCAACGGGGCCGGCAACACGGGCGGCGCCGGGGCCGTGGCCGTCACGGGCGGCGGCGCGGGCGGCGCGGGCGCCAGCAACCCCGGCTTCCCGGCCGCAGGGGCAGCCCCGGGCGGCGGAGGGGGCGGCGGGTACACCAACCTGGGCAATAACCCCGGGGCCGCCGGAGGCGCCGGCCAGGTCAGGCTCACCTACACCGTCAACGCCGGCACGCCGGTCAGCGGTGCCAGCACGACCTTCGGCTCCGCGGCGACCACCGTCACGGTGGTCACCGCGCACGGCGGCCAGTCGGTGGCGCTGAACACCGCGACCGGCGGCACGGGCGGTACCGGCAGCGCCAACACGACGCACAGCAACGGCGGCGCCGGCGGCCTCGGCGGCACGAACGGCGGCGGCGGCGGCGGCTCCGGCGGCAGCGCCTCAGTCGGCAATGCCGGCACTGCGGGCGCCTCCGGCGGCACGGGCGCGGCAGCAGTGGCCGGGGGAGGCAAGGGAGCCAATGGCGGCACGGCAGCCGTGGACGTCGGCGACGGCGCCTCCCCGCCTGGAGGCGGCGGCGGCGGAGCGGTCACGACGGGCACCGCCCAGGCAGGCGGCCAGGGCGGCAACGGCAACATCGTCTTGACCTGGTCCCCGCCGCTGGCCCAGTTCCGGACGCTGGTCGCGCACCGGCCCGGCGCCGATTCCCCGCCGGAGCTGAACCCGTGCGTGCCGGTCAGCAACACCGCAGACCCGCCCTCCGGCACCCAGTACACCGTGCCATCGCTGGTCTCCGGCGTTAACGCGCTGTTCAACGGCACGTACACCGTCGTGCTAGTGGCTTATGCCTGGGACAGCCCGTCCTCGGCGCGGACGGTCACGGTGACCGTCAACCAGTTCGAGTACCTGGGCGGCCATAACTTCCCGCTGTCGGTGTCGCGGACCTTCACCCCGTCCACCGACATCGTCAACGGCATCGTGGTCATGGGCGAGCTGACGCTGCCGGTCAAGGGACTGGACCCGTCCAACACCTCGGGCTTCTTCACCGTCTCGATCACTGACACCGACAACAATGACCAGTTCCTGGACGTGCTGTTCCTGGACGCCCAGGGCAGCACGGTGATCATCAACGTCCCGCCCGGCACTGACTACGCCAACTTCTACATTGACGAGCCGACCATCGAGCGGGACCTGGGCCTCGTCCTCGGCTCGGACCTGGACCGCTCCCAGGCGGTCAGCGTGCTGGACAACGTACTGGTCTCCGGGTCGCCTTTCTACATCCAGCCGGGCGACAACCTGTTCCTGGCCTACACGGTTGACGGCGCCCCGGACCTCGCCGTCTCCTTCCTCAACAGGTGGTTCTTGGAGAGGCTTGTGTGAAAATGTCTATCTCACGGAGCCTACCAGTCCTCTGGGGTCATGGCAGGCACTGCGTCATCGAGCGCGGTGACGCCTGATGGCCGGCCCGAACGACCCGCAACTGCTGCCGAAGACGACAGCCAAGGCGCAGCTCACCGAGGCCCGGCTGGCTGCGCTGGTAGCCAGCCAGGGCGAGCCGGTCACCGCGTACACGCCCACGGCGACCGTCGTCACCCAGTCCACGGCGGGCAAGTACTCCTGGACCTGCCCGGCCGGGGTCACGTCGGCGAAGATCGAAGCCTGGGGGGCGGGCGGCGGCGCGGGCGGCGGCAACTCCACGCACGGCGGCGGCGGGGGCGGCGGCGGGGCCTACTCCCAGGAACCGTCTTACCCGGTGGTCCCGGGCACCGTTTACGCCTACGTCGTCGGTGACGGCGGTGACGGCTCCATCAATAACCAGGGCTTCGGGGACGACGGCAATCCCAGCTACTTCGACGTCAACGGGATCACCGGGGGGCCGGGCGTCTACGCGGGCGCCGGCGGCGGATCGGACGGGCTGAACGGCGGCGCGCACGCTGCCCTGAACGCCGCGCAGACGATCGCGCACTCCGGCGGCAGCGGCGGCGGGGACGGCACCCAGTCAACGGGCGGCTGCGGCGGCGGCGGCTCCGGCGGCTCCGGCAACGCCGGCGGCTCAGGCGCGAAGTCCGTCAGCGGGACCGGCGCGGCCGGCGGCGGCGCAGGCCCTGGCGGCGGCGTGGCCGGCGGCGCGGGCGGCAACTCCGCCGCTACCGGCACAGACGGCGGCACCCCCGGCGCGGGCGGCGGCGGGGTGGGCGCGGCTACCGCGGCGGGGCAGGTCGTCTTCACCTACAGCCCTACGTTCTCCGGCACCTACTACGGCAGCGACGCCCTCGGCGGGAACGCGGATAACCGGTACGCCGCCATCGGCAACACGATGTTCCAGGGCGGCCAGCAATCCGGCGGCGGGGACTTCCTGGGCACCATGACGTCACTGATGATCCTGCCGTCATCGGTGGCCGCGGACCTGGCGGCAGTGACCGTCGACACCGTCCGGCTGACGATGACCAACCTGACGTCCTGGAACAGCACCGGGCTGACCGTGCAGCTGGGCTACAGCGCCGCCACCGCGATGCCCGCCAGCTTCGACGGCGTGACCGGGGTGAGCGCCGGGCAGACGTACCCCGTCCCGATGAGCGCCGCCCACGTCCAGGACGTCAGCGACACGCTGGCCGGCCCGCTGAAGGCCGGGACGGCCAAGGCGCTGGTCCTGGGCACCGTCCCGGCCTTCGACACCGACTATTACGGGTCCTTCGCCGGCGCCGGGCAGGCGGGCGCGCCCGTGCTGACCGTCATCGGGCACACCGGGGCAGCGCAGGTGCACGGCGGCGACGGCGGCGACGGCACCGTCACCATCACCTACGTCACGCCCGGCGTGGCCCTGGCCGGGATGATGCCCGCGGCGGCCACTGACGACGCCGGCAATGACTTCGCCGCCGGGTTCACCGGGGACGTCACCGCCTTCCAGCCGGGGTCCAGCCCGGCCAACGTGGAGACCTGGCACACGCCGGGACTGTCCAACAACTGGGCCAGCACCACCATTCAGTACAAGCGCATGCCGTTCAGTGCCGTCTGGGTCCTGGGGGTACTCGACCCGTCCGGGGTTACCGGCGGGTTCCCGTCCACCGCGTTCACCCTGCCCGCCGGGTACCGGCCCGCCTCCACCCAGGACCATGCGGCTGGCTTCCACACGGCCACGGGCGCCAGCTCGGGCATCTTCTTCCGGATCGCCTCAGCCGGCACCGTCCAGGTGATCAACGGCGCCACGACCTCCGGCGTCCTGGTCCTCGACTTCTTCCTCGCACTCGACAACTGACCAGGGGAGCCTCATGTTCACCGCCATCGCCAATCCCGGGCTGATCGCCAGCGCCGCCACCCAGCGGGCGGTAGCCGTACGGGATTCCGTCATCAGCGCGCAGAACTTCTACGCCTGGCTGTCCGCCCAGTCTGACGGCGACATGACCGGCATCGGCGTTACCACCGGGGACCTGGCGCTGATGCGGTCGATGGCCGCGGACCTGAATGCCCTCGGCAACATCTACCACGGCCTGGCCCCCGGCGGCGCTTACGTTCTGCCGTACTCATTCGTGAATAGCTCCACCCAGGTTATAGGCGCGCAGTGATGGGCATCCCGCACGCCGTTGACGCCACGGGCCGCCACCGCGCGGTGCAGGACGTCACCCGGTGGTTCGACTACGGGCAGCTGCCGGCCGGGCCGCCGCGCGACGTGTCCCTGGCCGTCGCGACCCTGGCGCAGGCCCTGCTCGGCATGATCAGCGCCGACGACCCGGAGCTGACGCGCGGGCTGCACAAGCTCGTGGAGGCGAAGGACTGCCTCGTGCGGGCTGCGGTAGCCGCCAGCGATATCCCGTGAGCACGCGATGGGCAACGCCGGAGAGGTGATGATGAGTGGCACTTGAGCAGGTTAACTACAGCCAGGCTGTCACTTTTGAGCCGCCGGGGCAGTTCTGGTCCGTCATCTTGTCCGGCGGGGGCAAGGCCCCGGGCGGCCAGGCGCAGGCGCAGTACGGCGCATTCGGCGGGTATGACTTCTTCATCGCGCCCACGAACAGCACGCTCACCCCCGTGGCGCCGGCGTTCACCGGGGATAAGTTCCGGCTGTACGCCAGCGGGAGCCTCAAGGAG